CAATAGAAACTCTAAGATACATTTTGTCTTTGATAATATTGCTTTCGGGGTCAAGCAGCTCAGAAAGTTTTACTGTACGGTACTTAGGACAGTTAGACCAATTGATATATTCGGGTTCCTTGTCGTTTTCTCGATCTAAAATTACCATGCCACGTTCGTCGTCCCATGCATCTGAGTAATTATGAGGAAAAGCATTGCCAATATAATGGATATTACCTTTTATTTGACGCTTGTGAAAGTGCCCTGAGAACACATACTTCTGATTAACAAAATGAGATGCTCTTAGATCACCGTGTTCTGGCATTTGAACATGAGCGTTCATTAAAAATGTTGGCAATTCAAAGTGACCAAACATATATTTAGACTTTGATTGTTCTATTTTCTTCCATTCGTTGTCAACTAGCCAAGGCACAAACGCAACATCTTCGATTTCAGTAAATTCATCAATAACTGTAACGCCTGGAATATGCCTAGCAAAGTTAGTTGAACTCACATCACGTCTATCTTTGTAATATAAGTCGTGATTACCTACAAACATGTAGAAATTTTCAAAACTTTTGCCTAATTTTTCTAAACAACGTACAGTATAATCGAGTGTACCGATATTAACGCTGCTACGATTATGATGCCAGTCGCCACAAAATATTGCAGTTTCGCAATTATTTTCTTTTGCTTGTTCGATAAACCAATCTACAAATTCTTCGCAGTCGGTATTATGTATTTTACTGTTGCTTTTTAAGCCAAGGTGAATATCTGTGAAGATTGCTGCTTTTTTAAACAATTTTTCCTCGTATGTTATTAATTTGAAGCATCCCAGTCACGTTGACTTTGTCTTGTGTAACTAGGATTCATATTATTCATTTCTAAAATGTCGTCTCTAATATTTTGATTACGTTTTTCTAAATTTATAACCCGTACAAAACTATTTGTAACTGCTGCTGTGTAATATGCAAATGGATTTTGACTCTTAGATTCATCAAACTGTAGTCCTATTTGGGTAAGCTGTAATATAGCTTGCCCTTTCATTTCGTCGTTATAAGTATATCCTCTAACGTTACCTCTAGTAGAATATCTTTCGCACAATTTCATCCACATATGAGCAAGTTTATTGGTAACTTTGCCGCTTTGCTTGTCAAAATAACCATTTTCCATGCCGCCTTGCCAATGGCTTTTGCCTATACATTCTAATTCGTCATTTTCGTTAAATTTAAAATGTTGAAAAGCAGGAAAATTTAGTTTAGTTTTTGTGTCAGCTAGAGACTTAGGAGTTTTCTTTCTGCCAATTTCTTCTGGGATATGATCAAAAGTCATAACTCTAAAAATAAGATCTTTTTTATCAATCTTTTTATAATTAACTTCGCATTCGGCTAGTTTTATTTTTTCGCCTGCTGCTTTTCGCCGGTCGTAATCTTGATGTTGTAATCTTTTTGCTTTATTACGTTTAGCTTCTGCTACAGTTCTAATGTTTATTTTTTGCAAAGTTTCGTCTAGAGTAGAATACGGTGTAGGCATTGGTATAATAATATCATATTGATGATAATCATCATCGACATAGCTGCAAAATGTATTTTTTGATTTGTGTATTTCTAGTAAAATATCTTTGTTGTTTAGGTAATTATATCTTTTCATTAAAATTCCATAAAATAATATTTATAATATAATGTATGTGTATTTTTGTCAACTAAATAATGTATAAAATTTTATTTAGGAAGCAAATATGGCATTACCATTTGTAGAAAATCCAACAGAAGAAAGCCAAAGTCGAAGTTCATTTGATCCTACATCAACCAACGATGCAGCGTTAGGTAGTTCTACGATAATTGGTGATAATACAAATAGACTTGACGAATTTGTTGACAATGAAACATACGAAAGAAAATTTTTTAACAGTCAATTACGGTCAAGAAATATTCCTGAAGGAGCAAATCCAACACCAATAACACTTCAAACTGCTAGCTGGAAAGCCACTGGTGCTCAAGACTGGCGAGTGAGATTAAGTATACCACCAGGAATAAGTTTTGGACCTTTACATCGCAGTATTGCTCGTACAAATGGATTAATTTGGCCGTATACTCCTACAGTTTCGTTAGGTACATTTGCTGCTTACTCAGAACAAACGCCTACACACGCACTATATCCATATGTTGTTTACCAAAACAGCGGAGTAAGTGATATTAGTATTTCGGGCACTTTTACTTGTCAAACAGAAAGAGAAGCAGATTACATAATTGCTGCACAGCAGTACCTTAAAACAGTAACTAAAAGTGCATATGCAAATAGTGCATTCCAAGGTTCACCGCCTCCGGTTGTAACTTTAACTGGTTACGGACGGCATGTGCTTCCAAATGTGCCAGTCGTAGTAAAACAATGGAACATTAGTTTGCCTTCAGATGTAGATTACATACAATCTAGTGTAGGTGCATATGCACCTACAAAATGTGAAATAACAGCTAATATGCAAATTGCAATTAGCAGAGGCAAATCACAAACATTTAGTCTACAAGGTTTCGCTGCAGGCGCATTAGATGGATTCTTATAATGACTACAAAATATGATTCACCAGACTATAGCAGAGCTAGTCCTTATTTTAAAACCGACATACAAAATGATTTGTATTTAGATATTTTAAAAATTAGGCCAGTGCCAGCAAGAGCAAACGATGTGCTTTACAAAATCGAACCCCAATACACACATAGGCCGGATTTGTTAGCATATGATTTGTATAAAGAACGAGCTTTATGGTGGGTTTTTGCACAAAGAAATCTAAATGTTATTAGAGACCCTGTTTATGATCTCGAAGCTGGTGTAGAAATATATTTGCCTCAAGCAAAATATTTAAAGGAACTGCTGTAATGCCTACTTTTAATATTGATGCAACACTTGCTAACGGCGGAGAAAGCACAAGAGAAAACACAGATACTCCAGTAAGCGATACTAGCTGGCGTACTTGGGTAGATAATCCTTTATCACCTGATGAATTCTTTTATCTTCGTGAGCCTAATAGAGCAGCAGGCGCCGGCGGAAATAAAAATCCAACACCGAATGGCGGCGGCACAGGTGCAACTGCTGGCGGAAAAAATCCATTACATAAATTTGCTTCTTATTCTTGGATGTGGTCTTTATGTTGTTTGTCTAAAGGACAGACAAATTTTCCCGATTCGATAAAAGGGCAATTTAAAGCAGGTATACCGGTAGCTGTTGATATGGGAGCAAGTGATTATCATTTTGACTCTATGCGAATTCAAGGTATTGCTGCGCCAAATGCGCATATTAGAAACACTCATTCTATAAGTTTTGATTTTGATATATTTGAACCGTATAGTTTAGGTAATTTTATTGAAGACTTAGATAAAGCAGCAAGAGCGCAGGGCTGGGCTAACTATTCAGATGCTGGATGGATGCTAGGTTTAAAGTTTGATGGCTGGGACGATCAGGGTCGCCCTGGAACTGTAGGACCATTTAATTTTGTTGTAAAATTAATTAACGCAAAATTTAAATATACCGAGGGCGGCACAATGTATCAGTGTCAAGCAATAGCATGGAATGATCAAGCATGGAATGATGAAAACGCTACTCTTAAGACCAATGGTACACTTGTTGGAGACAAACTTAAAGATATCTGTTTTTATGGACAAAATAGTTTAACTGCTTTGCTAAATTCCCAAGAATTGAAAAAACAAGAAAAAGGTTTGATTGCTGAAGGCGATCAATATTACATAGTATTTCCTGATACAAAAACAAGTGCTGAAGAATCAGCAGTATTAACAGCACTTTCGTCGCCAGGCGCGGCTGAATTTGCAGTAAAGTGGTTAGAAGATTGGGATAAGGAAAGAGGTATAGGAAGTTTAAGCGCTGCTGAAAATTCAACAGGAGATGCACAAGCTTATAAAGCGTTTGACGACTGGGTAGCACAAAATAAACAATACAATCTTAGTGGTAACAAAGGTACTAATTCAAGAGGTCCTGTAATTTATAATTTTTATAAAGATAACTGCAACAAGATAGGCGAGTCAACATTAAGTAAAACACCTTTTGATAGAAAAGTCAATAAAATGGGACCTGTTCGCAATACACGAACTGATGAAAATTACGACATTTTTCAAAATAGATTTAATTTATTAGATCATGATTCTTTCAGTATTAAGTGTGAAACAGGTAATAGAATTATTGATATATTAGAAGAACTAATTTTAGCCAGTGAATACGGTCGAAACGAAGGAGTCAACGGCAAACCTGATGAAAATAACAAAGTTAATTGGTATAAAATACAGTGCTTTGTGTTAGCAGAAAGCAGTGCTAAAGAACCTGAAAGCGGGCGTACTGCTAAAACATATATCTATAGGGTTATCGAACACAAAGCAGCATTAAACAGATTTGCAGCGCCTGGAAGTATAGGCAAAGGGGGAGGATCTCCTGCTAGGATTTATAATTACATTTACACTGGCTTAAACAATGATGTTCTTAAATTAGATTTAGATTTTAATTATTCATTCTTTGCGCCGATTACGTCAGATATGGGACACAACGAAGCAACAGCCGCATTAGGTACACCAGGATTGCAACACCCTAAAGGTGCAGATGTATTAATGAAATCAGTAATAGGCTCGCCACCTAGCTCTCCAGACGAAATAACGCAAACTCAAAGTCTTCCGCAAAGATCTAAAATGACTATAGGTACACCTAAACATACAGAATCTATAGCTAACAGAGACTGGCACAACATATTAATGAATTCAGATATTGATTTGCTAAACATAGAAATGGATATACACGGCGATCCAGTTTATTTGCAGTCAAACGGATGCGGCAATTATATTGCTGGCAGCGACGGAAATTTAACAAAAGACGGAGATCTTGAGTATATAAACAGTGAAGCGGATATTCAAATAAACTTTGAAACACCTTATGATTTAGGTGTTCCGTGGACAACACCCGGACAGTACAGATTTACAGGATTCTATCAGGTAGTAAAAGTGCAGAGTACATTTACAAAATCAGAAGGATTTAAACAAACACTTAGCTGTATTCGTTACAGACAGCAAGGCGAAGGCACTAGTACTCCAATGTATGAACCAGGCGGCGAATTAATATCAGATGTAAAAGAATACAGGGAATAACAGTAAATGAGACCAGAATTAAATCAAGGAACATCAGGTGTAACCCGCAATACACGTACTTCTATGGCCGGCGGCGCTGGAACAAGTACGGGTATATATATTGGTCGAGTTGCAAATAATATCGATCCGCAGAGAATGGGTTATTGCGAAGTTGAAATTTTACCTAATAGTAAGCAAGGTACAACAGCAGGCGATGACACTCAAACTATTATTGCAAGATATACTTCACCTTTTGCAGGCCAAACTAATTATACCGCTAGCGGAAAGCAAAGTACCTATGCAGAATCACAAACATCATATGGATTTTGGGCAGTACCGCCTGACGTAGGTGTATTGTGCGTGGTTGTAGTTGCTGAAGGCGGCGACGGCGAAGGATTCATAGTTGGCTACATGCATGACGAATATATGAATCAAAATTTGTTTAACAACCTTGAGTCTAATTTTAACAAAAAAGACGTAGGACCATCACGAGCATTTTCGGGTCCTGATGATGCTGCTGCTATTGCTGAGTGGGATGCTGCTGTTGATCGTAAAAAGCGAGGTAAAAATAATGAGATAAAAACTCTTTGGGGAATGCAAACTAGAGAAGATAGAGAAATTTTTGCAGGTACAATGGACCATTTTGAGTTTTCATCGGCAATAACAAGCGGCGCTAGAAGAGACACTCCGTCTAATGTGTACGGGTGGAGTTCACCAGGCCCGCCAGCCGTAATGGATAATGCTCCTAGATCTAACAAGGTTTTTAACCAAAAAGTAGGGGAAGATGTAAATCCTGTACCTAAAATGCGTATGGGCGGAACTAACATTGTTATGGACGACGGAATGCTAGGATTTACTAGCGCAAGATTTCCGTGGGACGGACATAGAGATTATAAAGGCACAAAGCCTGATATAACAGATTATAATTCAAAAGCAGAGAGTCAATGGGACGGAGATCACTCTAACTTAAAAGACACTTATCTACATGAACAATTTCGTATTACAACACGAACGGGTCACAGAATTATCATGCACAATTCAGAAGACTTTATTCATATAATGCACGGCAGTGGTATGTCTTGGATTCACATGTCACCTAATGGAAAAATAGATGTGTTTGCAAAAGATGGAATACACATGGCAAGCCAAAGCCAAGAAGGTTCTCCTGAGGAAGACGGTCAAGCGCAAATTAATTTACATGCATGTCAAGTAAATGTAGAAGCACAAGATATTAACTTTTCTGCGCATCGTAAGCTTTATATGGAACAAAGAAAAGATTTAGGTTTTGGTTCTGATGGTAAGCACAGAGGAGCAGGTCAACGCCAATTTGCTCTCGAAGTTAAAGATGGTAGAATGGAAATTCTAACAACTAACGGTTTTGGAATTTCAACATTTAAAGGATCAAGTTTAGTTAGGGCAGATAATTTATATCAAGGAAATCTACAGTTTCATATGGAAAATAGAAAAGATAATTTTATTGTAAAATGTTTTCCGTTTCAACCGACTAACTTAGGGGAAACTGAACCAGATTTAGAAGGAAAAACCTCAACTATAGATGCATATTGTCATCCTGAAGGACCTGATTTTGATGATGTAGGCGGCCACAACAGATCTAAATCTTATTATGACCTGGCTGGTGAAAACGAAATTACAACAGACGAAAACGGTCGAATAGTAGAAAAACTTAAGAAATGGAGTACTGATGAATTTAGAGGACCGTATCTTGAATTAATAGGAACTAAGTTACAAAAGGAGATAGGCACTGGAGCCAAGGAGTGCACTGACGAAGCTCCAGGCGGCCCACAAGATGGGTCAGGCACTGACGAAGTCGGAGCAGTTATTAATAGAGTGCGATTAGCTACAACAGGACCCCACGAATTCTATCAAACATGGCCGTTGATTTCGAACACACCTAACAAAAAGGGTGAAGGCGAACAAGGTGGTCGTGGTAGTTGGAATACAAAACCAGTTAAAAAATATGAAAAATCAGAAAATTGGCCTGAGGGATATTACAAAGATCCTACATTTACTGTAATAAAAACAAATCTAGGAAGAATGCCTGCTGGGCATCCGTGGCGACATGAAGAGTCAATGAATAATCATTTATTCCATCCGCCGTTGACTACATGGGGGAAACAACAAGAACACGACTTATGGTATTCAGGATTAGAAGTTACAACTAGTAATTTCAGTATTCCGCCTGAAGGTTACCAGTCAGCAGATCATATAGACTGTAGAGAATATATTATTAAAGATAGGAAAGTTATATAATGTCTCGTATAGAAAAAAAGATATACAAAGAAGTTATTATACCTACTTCAAAGAAGCAAAGTTATGGTTTGCCTACGCAAAGCTATAAGGGTTTTTCAACTACAAGTCCTTCTAAAAGATCAACTAAAGTTTTTGATTTAGAATGCATTAGACAAGATATTATTAATCACTTTCATATAAGGCAGGGCGAAAAGTTGTCAGATCCTGAGTTTGGTACAATTATATGGGATGTGTTGTTTGACCCACTAACAGATAGATTAAAAGAAGCTATTGCGGAAGATGTTACAGAAATTATAAACTATGATCCTAGAGTAAATGCTGACAAAATAATTGTAGATTCTTACGAACATGGCATTCAAATTACCTGTAACATTACCTATGTTCCTTACGATGTATCAGAATATTTGCAGCTTAGATTTGATAATAGAGCTGGTTATTTAATACCTACAACAAACGATTATTCAGAACAAAGATCATATTAAAAGTTTAGTACGCATTTTATATTAGCATAAATACCTTATATATTTGAAGGTTTTTATACATGTCTAATACTGATCGGCAAAATAGGCTATTAGTAGCTGAAGATTGGAAGCGTATCTACCAAAGCTTTAGAAATGCTGAATTTCTTTCCTATGATTTTGATAATTTACGAAGAACGATGATTACGTACTTGCGACGTAATTATCCTGAAGATTTTAATGATTATATTGAGTCTAGTGAATATATTGCTTTAATTGATTTAATAGCATTCTTAGGACAGAATTTCTCGTTTAGAACAGATTTAAACGCTCGAGAAAACTTTCTTGAAACAGCAGAAAGACGTGAAAGCGTGCTACGGTTGGCTAGGCTTCTTAGTTATCAACCTAAACGTGTAATACCTGTAAACGGGCTATTAAAAATTATTTCAGTAACAACTTCTGAAGACGTTAGAGATGAAAATAATTTAAATATATCTGGAACAAATATTAGATTTAATGATTCCCAAGATGTCGGCTGGAAAAGTAAATTTACAAGAATATTAAATGCAGCACTTCCGTATGAAGCCAGTATAGGTAATCCATTACAAGAAGAAACAATTAATGGTATCTTAACCCAACAATATAGATTTAATAGTGCAAATGTAGGTTTACCTATTTTTCCTTTTACCCGTCCGATAAATGGCATAAACAGACCCTTCGAAATTGTAAGTACTGGAATAGAAAATGGTTCTATAGTAGAAGAAGCTCCGTTTAACGGAAACAAATTTGCAATTCTATATCGATCAGATGGTAGAGGAAATCAAAGTGAAAATACAGGTTACTTTATGCACTTTAGGCAAGGAACACTCATAAATGGAGATTTTACACTTAATGAAGGTAACAGTAATCAAGTAGTAGCTATTGACGATACAAATGTTAATGAATCAGACGTTTGGCTGTACTCGTTAGATGCACAAAACAATGAAGACGAAGAATGGACAAAAGTTGTTTCTACTGAAGGAAATAATGTAATATATAATAACTTAAATAAAAATGATAAAAATGTTTTCAGTGTGTTAACTAGATTAGAAGACAGAATTAGTTTGGTTTTCGGAGACGGAACTTTTGGTAATATTCCATTAGGAAAATTTAGAGCGTATTTTAGAGTATCTAGTCCAGATGTAGGCTCTTTAGATCCAGAAGAACTTTCAGCTATTAGTTTAAATATTCCGTACATAAGTAAGTTTGGTAAAGAAGAGACACTTAACATTCAATGCCAATTGCCTAATACTATAAACAATGGTTCTAGTTCTGAGTCTAATGAAAGTATAAAAACTAACGCTCCGGCAAATTACTATACACAAAATAGAATGATTACAGCTGAAGATTATCAGTTAGCACCTATTACAAGGAACCCGGACATTGTAAAAGTTAAAAGTGTAAACAGAATAAGTAGTGGTATTAGTAGATATTTTGATCTATTAGACAGTACAGGAAAATACAGTAAAACAAATTTATACGGTAATGATGGTATTCTAACAAAAGAATTACTACAATTTAAAGAAAAATTCTCTTGGCAAACAAGAACTGATATTGCCGGTGCGATAATAAATGTTGTGCAGCCTGTGCTAGCAAATAAAAATTTACAAAACTTTTACTACAGCGAATATACAAAAATAAAAGTAAATGACTTTAACAATTTTTGGACAAGTGTATCTAGTAGTACGAATCAAAATACAGGTTATTTTAATGACCTTGGCGGCCAATTACAATTGCTAGGAGATTTTACTACAAGTACATTAAAGCTTATTAAGCCTAATACTTTGTTAAAATTTGTTGCACCAGAAGGCAAGCATTTTATGAAAAGCAATAATAATGCTTTAATGGACGGCGAAGCGGATCATAAAGATTCAGTTACTTATCTTTGGACAAAAGTATACAGTATCCAAGGTAATGGTACAGAATTAACAGACAACGGAGATGGACCAGTAAAATTATCTGATATAATTCCTACAGGTGCAATATTAGATCAAATCATTCCAAAAATGTCTAATGAATTATTTACTACTACACAGACACAGATAGTTAATCAAGCATTTGCAAGACAAACTTTTGGCTTAAGATATGATACAAATAATTTAAAATGGGAAGTAATTACCCTTGAAAATTTGGATATTTTTAATGACTTCAGTTTGAAGCAAGCAGGGAATAATTCGAGCAGACAATTAGATAGTAGTTGGCTGTTATTGTTTGAGCCAGAAGGCAATACTTATACAGTAACATATAGAGCATGTAGGTACTTGTTCGAAAGTCCTAACGAAATTAGATTTTATTTTGATTCATCAGATAAAGTTTTTAATAAAACAAGTGGCAAAACATTAAAAGATAAAATTTCTGTTTTGAGTATAAATCCAAAACCTGATTCTACAGATGCTTTTACTGTTGATTATGATTGGTCTGTATTAGCAAGTTATAGAGATACAGATGGTTATGTTGATAGTAGCAAAATGGAAATTACTTTTTTTGATAGCGACGAAGATGGAATAGTTGATGATCCTGATCTTTTTGAAGTAATTGTTGCTGACGAGGTAAACAGTGAAAATAAAATTGTATATAGACAAAGACAGCAGAACGCTGACGGAAGCGAACAATATTTGTATTTTCCTAATTCAAACAACGAAATTATTTCGTTTGCAACTAAGGCATCAGTGCAAACGACTAGCTTGTATGATGATGGACAAATATTCTATTATCTAGACGAGGATTATTTTGAAGTTCTAAACAAAGAATCAAATTCACTAAAGGTTACAGCAGACTACCGAGCTGTTTCTGGCAGAGATAATTTAAAATTCCATTATGTGCATTCTGCAGATAAAGATAAAAGATTAGACCCGAGTGTAAGCAACATAATAGATGTATATGTGCTTACTCAATCTTATGACACAAGTTTTAGAAGATATCTAAGAGACGAAGCAGAAAAACCCCTGCCTCCTAGTACTGATCAGCTATATCTTTCTTACAATGCAAATCTTGCTTCTATCAAATCAGTAAGTGATGAAATAATTTATAATCCTGTAAAGTACAAAATAATTTTTGGTGCAAAAGCAGATAGTGACTTGCAAGCAACATTTAAAATTGTTAAAAATCCAGAATCTGTAATCAACGATAATGATATAAAATCACAGTGTTTAAGTGCAATTGAAGAATTTTTTGCATTAGAAAATTGGAATTTTGGTGATACATTCTATTTTAGTGAATTGAGTGCGTATGTAATGAAACAACTTAGTCCTGACATAGTTACATTTATTGTCGTTCCTAGCGATGCAAATAGAGTTTTTGGTAGCTTATTTGAAGTAAAATCAGAATCAGATGAAATATTTGTAAGTGGTGCAAAGATTACAGATTTAGAAGTTATAGATGAAATCACAGCGACTAAAATCCAAGCTAGCGGATTAATTACTACGTCAACTACTGATGTAAATGCAGGTGTACAAAGCACTGCCTTAAATGTAACTTCAACAACAAATTATACTTCATCTAGTTCAAGTAACAATAATTCAGGAGGCTCATACTAATAATGGCTTACGATAATTTTCAAAATGAACCTAACTTGCCAGTTAACGGATCTTCTAAAAGACGTAGTAGAGATCATTTACCTAAAATTTTTAGAACTCCACAGAATAGTAAATTTTTAAATGCAACATTAGATAGGTTTATATCTCCTGGTTTAATTAACAGAGTTAATGGATTTGTAGGGAGAAAAGATTCTAAAGCATATAATATAGATGACACATACTTCGATGATGTTTCTAAAAAGAGAAATGATTATAAGTTTGAGCCTGCGTCGATTATAAAAGATAATTTAGGCAATACAAGATTCTATAAAGATTTTAATGATTATACTAATGCATTTGCAAATTATAATTCTGCTAACAAAGATTATAGTTTATTAACCCAGCAAGAATTTTATGCATGGAACCCTAATATCAATTGGGATAAATTTGCTAATTTTAGAGAATACTATTGGCTACCTAGCGGGCCTCAAGCAATTAGTATTGCTGGAAACTCGGTAGAAGTTGATAGTACTATAAAAGTAAGACTTGGTGATAATTTAGATTCGTACTCGTATATCTTTACACCAGATGGATTAACGAACAATCCTACTTTAACATTGTATAGAGGCATAACATATAAATTTGATGTTGATATACCAAATTTTCCTATTGTATTTAGAAGTAAATTAACCGATCAGCCGGATTTTGATTTAGATAGTTCATCTATTATAATATATGAAGGCTTAGATATACAAGGTTTAGAAAAAGGCACAGCAACTTTACAGTTAAGCCAGTATGCGCCGGACACTCTATGGTATGTATCAACAGAGGATATTAATATTAATGGACGCATTGAAATCAAAGATTTAGAGGAAGCTGCTTTTGTTGACGTAGAAGCAGAAATTCTACAAAAGAAATACTATAAATCAGGCAACGGCGTTGAATTTTCTAACGGAATGAAAATTAAATTTATCGGTGAAGTTGAGCCAGCATATTATAAAGATAAAACATTCTACGTCGAAGGAGTTGGAGATAGTATTACTCTCATAGAAGAAAATTCTCTTAATATACCTTCTGAATACACACCAGATATAGAAGTAGACTTTGATAGTATACAATTTGATTCTAAACCGTTTGATACAGCGATTGGATATCCGTCGCAAAAAGATTATTTAACAATTAACAGATCATCTATAGATGGAAATCTATGGTCACGACACAATAGATGGTTCCATAAAGATATTATTCAACAGTCAGCAGACCTAAATAATTCTGTTGTTGAATTAGATCAAAATTTTAGAGCCAGCAGACCTATTATTGAATTTAATCCTAATATTAAATTATATAACTATGGCACAAAAGCAAAACAGAATATTGATTTGGTTGATGATTTTACTGTTGATGTATTTTCTGTTATTGAAGGAAGCATAGGATATAATGTAGATGGTGTAGATTTAGCAGACGGTATGAGAGTATTGTTCCTTGCAGATCTAGATCCGTTCGTAACAAATAAAATTTATACAGTAAAATTTATTACATATGATGGTACAATTGAAGATGATGCTATTGTGTCAGGTAGAAGGCAAATTACTTTAGTAGAAGCCGACGATGCAGAATCTTTAGAAAACGAAACAGTTGCAGTTTTAAGAGGTAATGAATATAAAGGGAAAGTTTTATCTTTTGCAAATAATACCTGGACTGTAAGTCAAAGAAAAATTCAAAGAAATCAAGCTCCGTTGTTTGATATGTTTGATAGCAATAACTACAGCTACGGAGATATTAATTATTATGAATCTAGCACATTTAATGGTAATAGAATTGTAGGATACAAAGTTGGAACTGGTGTTTCAGACTCTGAATTAGGCTTTCCTTTATCATATCAAAATATTAATAATGTAGGAGATATTGTATTTGAGTCTGATTACGGTCAAAGTACTTTTACGTACATAGAAAACGAAAACGAGAAGATTGTAGAGGTAAACAAAGGCTATTTACGAAAATATCAAAATAGAACAGATTTTGAAAATGTGTCTCAATGGCAAAAAATTACTGAATATAAACAACCTGTGATCAGACAATATGTATATGACGAATCTTTTAATAATGTTTATATAGACGTATATGACGATAGTTCAAACAATATTGAAAATATACAGATCAATGTATTCAAAAATAATGAACTTTTAATTAAAGGTACAGACTATACTGTAGAGCCCGATGTAACTGAATATGCAAGAATTGATTTTATTGCTGCTTTAGAGTATGGCGACAACATAGTCATAAAAACTACCTCAGATTTACAGAAAAATCAAAATGGAAAATATGAATTTCCGTATTCTTTAGAACGAAACCCTAAAAATCAAAATCTAGATACTTTTACTTTAGGAGAAGTAAATGATCATGTATCTAGTATTGTAGAAAATACAGCAGAATTTATAGGCCAATATCCTGGTTCGAGTAATTTAAGAGATATATCAGATATTGATAAAAATGGTAGACGTTTTTTACAACATAGCGCACCTTTAAATTTATCATTGTATCATATAGTAAATGAAAATGCTAATTTTGTTGATGCTATACGCTATGCTAAAAATGAGTATAGTAAATTCAAACGTGAATTTTTAAGCTTGAGCGAAAATTTAGGAATTAGCGGTGATGCAAAAACTCATGTTGATAAAATTTTAGAAGAATTTTCTCGTAATAAAAATACAAATGACAACTTCTATTTTAGTGATATGGTACCATACAGTGGCAATATAAAAACCGATCACGAAATTGAAGATAGCGATGAAATTTATTTTCCTTTAGCTGAAAACTTTACACTAGCAGATGCTTCAACAAGAGCTGTTCAAGTTTATTTGAATGATGTACAATTATTGCACGGAACTGATTATACATTTAATAACGAAGGCTACGCAGTAGTAACGGCTAATAAACAGCCGCAAGACGTAATTTCAATTTACGAATATGAAAGTACAAATGGTAATTACATTCCGCCTACTCCAACTAAACTAGGTTTGTATCCTCTTTTTGAACCAAAAATCTATTTAGATACAACATTACAAACACCAGTAAATGTTATACAAGGTCATGACGGATCTATAACTAAAGCTTATGATGATTATAGAGATGACCTTTTAGTAGAATTAGAAAAAAGAATTTTTAATAATATTAAAGTAACTTACAATACTGAATTATTTGATATATCTAGAGTGAAATCTAGCTTTTATAGAAATGATTCTTTGAGTACTGAATTAGTTAATAAAGCACTTACTCCTGAATTTATTGCTTGGACAAATTTAATAAACACAGACTATCATAGTCATGATTTTTTTGAACGAGATAATAGTTTTACTTATAACTACAGTGATAGTACAGATATAGAGTATAATAAATTGCCAGGTTTTTGGCGTGAAATTTTCAAATACTACTACGATACTGATCGTCCTAATATTACTCCGTGGGAAATGCTAGGATTTTCTATTGAGCCTACTTGGTGGAAAGATACCTACGGTTCAGCGCCTTACACAAAAGATAATTTTTTACTATGGGAAGACATCCAAAAAGGTATCATACGTGTTCCTAATCAAAGACCTATTTACAATCCTAAATATAGTAGGCCTAATTTATTTGAAATACTTCCAGTAGACGAGCATGGTGATTTAATTAAACCATTAGAAATTGGTTTGATCGGTGCTTATAATTTTAATAATATAGAAAAGCCTTTTGTATTTGGAGATGGCGCTCCTGTTGAAGCAGCTTGGCGTAGATCTAGCGAGTACCCGTTTGCATTGCTTATGGCATATGGTTTAAATAAACCTAATGAATTTTTTGCAACTGCATTTGATAGATATAATCAAATAAGAGATATAAGCGGAAATATAATTTACAAACCGTCTAATAATAGACTACAGTTAGAAGACATAGTGTATCCTCCTAATAATATTGACGATGATTATGTTGCAACTAGTGGTATAATAAATTATATTGCAAATTATTCAAAAATGATTAAGAAAAATTTCGATCTTTATAAAAATGACTTGCAAAATATTACTAATCAAATGGGATTTAAATTTGCAGGTTACACGGAAAAAAACAAATTAAAGTTAATCCTTGACAGCAGAACACCACTAAACAAAGGAAATGTTTTTGTACCTGAAGAAGATTACGAAATTGTTTACAATGAGAGCACTCCTGTTGATATATGTTCCTATAGCGGTGTAATTATTGAACGAACTGAAGAAGGATTTTTATTAAAAGGATATAACAAAGCAAAAGGATATTTTTCTATTTTCCCTCATATTGCTAGTAGTACAGATTACCCTATAAACGTAGGTGGTATAAGTGAATCATATGTTGAATGGCAAAGCGGCAACTTATATACCACTGGTACGATTGTGCGTAATAATAATACATTTTATAGATGTACCGCAACAAATAGAGAAACAGAATTTAATCTAGATTTTTTTGCAAAACTAGATAGCTTGCCTATTATAGGCGGTAAAACAGTTGAAATACGTACACAATTTCAAGCAAAAATAAAAGAAATCCCATATGGCACTTTGTTAACTACAGAACAAGAAGTAGTTGACTTTTTAATCAGCTATGGCGAATATCTACAACAAAAAGGTTTTGTTTTTGAATACTATAAAGGCAACGAAAATGTTGTATATAATTGGTTACACACGTCGAAAGAATTTTTGTTTTGGACTTTATTTGACTTAGATGAAGGTAGCTTAATTTCTTTAAGCCCAGGATCTAATTATTTAGAATTCCAAAATCCTTATGCTGTAGTTGGTGACATTTATAATGGTCCTAATGGAAATACATTGTATAATGCTAATGGAAATATACTAGAAATTAATTTATCTTCAGTAGGTAGAAGTGATTCTAACTATACATTATATGTAAACGACGAAGACACAGGCGAAGGAATTTATCACGTAGAATTGCCCTTAATTCAAAAAGAGCATGTAATTTTATTGAATAATCAAACTATATTTAGTGACGTAATTTTTGATCTTATACCTGGTTATAGGCAAGAAAGAATAAAAATATTAGGCTATAGCACTGATGAGTGGAATGGTAGTGCTAACATCCCGGGTTTTGTTTTTCAAGATGCAGATTACGAACAGTGGGAATCAAATAAATCATATGATGTAGGCGACCTTATTCAATATGAACAAAAATTTTATGTTGCGGATAAAAAAATTCTTGGTACAGAATTTTTTAATGCTTCTAATTGGATTGCATTAAACGAAAAACCAAAACAAGGATTGTTACCTAATTTTGAATATAAAGTTAATCAATTTGGTGATTTTTATGATCTAGATAGTGATAATTTTGATACCGAGCAGCAAAAATTTGCTCAACACCTAATAGGATATCAAAAAAGAGATTACCTTGAAAATATTATAGCTGACGATGTAAGTCAATATAAATTTTATCAGGGCATGATTCTCGAAAAAGGAACTCAAAATGCTTTTTCTAAATTGTTTGATGCGTTAGCAAGTGAAGATAAAGACAGTTTGGAATTTTATGAAGAATGGGCAATTAGAGATGGTGTATACGGTGCTTCGGCAACTTTTGATGAATTTGAAGTTAAACTAGACGAAGCAAAGTTTATTGTTAATCCGCAATTAATACAAATTGCTGATGAAAATACGAACGGTGACACAACGTATAACATTCCAACTTATGATGTATATGTTCCTTCAGAAAACATTAATAATCCGTTCCCCACTAAAAAACAATTTACTAGCTATGTGAACACAGCTGGTTATGTTCACAAAGAAGATGTAAAAGCAGGTTTATCAAATCTAGCTGACATAATAGGAGTAGGAACAAATGTTTTAGGAAATAATGAATATCTTTGGATATTTGGTGATAAAACTGAAGATTGGAATGTATACAAACATGTAAAAACAGATTTACAAGTCAAAGCTATCGACGACTATGAAATTATAAATGTGTCTACTGAAACTTTAACATTAGAAGAAATAGTTAACATTATTGATCGAGAACAGTCTGATTTTCTTTATCAACAATATCTAGACACTCAAGCAAAAATACAACAAGCAAATAGATTATCGGATCAAGCAATAGCTGAATCATTATTTGGCGATTTAGGCGCTTTTACAGAATCTAAAGCACTTACTTTTTATGTTGCAGAAATACAATTTAAACAACCAGTTGGCGATATACAAGTAAATGATATTATAGGTATAAACAATTTTTATGCACCTAATACTGATCAAGGCGGAAACCTTGCGGACAGTTCAGTTACTTTAAATGAGTCAGTATATAATTCATCAGTTAATTATTTCGGACAGGTTACAAGAAAAGAAAATGACACATTATATGTAAAATTTACAAAACAACTTCCTTCGGGATCTAATCTAACAGCAAATATTACAAAATTAGAGAAGGTAAGATTTACAGACGTCAGCGAAGCTAATCAAACATTACAGAAATCTTTTGATGACAATATGCGTATTTGGATTGATAATTTTGCCGAATCTAATAATTGGCAAGTACTCAAAAATAGTAATCAATTTGATTTATTAGAAAAAGTAAACGGACCTAGTGATACCGAAACAACATTTAGTGGAACATTTGGTGATAGTATTGCAGTAAACGATAATAATAATATTTTAGTAATAGGTGATCCTGAAAATGAACAAGGAAAAGTTTGGGTTTACAGTAGAAAATCTGCTTCTTCGTCTTGGACTTTAAATGATGTATTAGAGCCAGATACTAGCATTGGTAATAATTTAAAATTTGGTTCTAGTGTAGATATAAAAGGACCTCATATAATTGTAGGTTCGCCTACAGCATCTAATGTAAAAACCAAATACAAAGATGCGTTTTCAACGTCGGTATCATACTCCGAGGGCGATATTGTAAAATATAAAGATAGATTATGGGAATCAAAATTTGATCTAATTCCAGCGCTCGACGGAAACTTGTTTAATACTTTTAGCAGTGTTACTCAAGGTATTATTGATTCAAATCAAGAAAACAGAACAGAAACTTATTCTATACTGAATGTAGGAAATTATGCACTACGTACTGGTACTAGTATACCTGCATTTACAGGAGATGTAAATCATATACTTGTAAGAGTGCCTAAAACTTTATACGATAATACTCGTAATGCTGATTCATATCAAGCAAAATTTGCATGGAACACACTTACAAAAACCTATCAAGATCAAGAAACGCTAGTGCCAACAAATCCATTTAATTTAGAATATAATGGAATAGACGAAGCATTTTTTGAATCTCAACATATAATTAGGGAAGCTATTGATACAACATTATATTTTGCAAGTATTAACACTATTCCACAAGTAGGCGATGCAGTGCAGTCTTCAACTGGCGCAGGTACAGTTGCGTATGTTCACAAGAACGACGAAGACAAATATATAGTATATCTAAAAGATACTGTTGGTACATTTAATACTACTGCATCTTTGTTTTTACTTAATACTGGTGAATTTGTAGGAGATTTTGTAAAACAACTAGACGCAGATAGAATTGTATACGGCGGTTTTTGGTTTATCGAAACACCAACATATACAGTTACAAATGGTTCTACATTGACAGACGAAGGTCGAGGATTAATATACCTTGACATAAGTGAAGATTCTACTTACATTAATGATTATCACAACATATATGATACTAATACTACAATAATAGACAGTGAAAATAATGTAAATTCTTACATTAAAACTTTTAGCTATGAAGGTTTTCCTAATGCTGATAATGTAAATGGAGAAATTTTAAATACAAAATTTGCTGTTAGAGCACCGTCTGCATTTTTAGACACTTTATCTATAGGCGATGACGTTTACATATATGTAAATCAAATTCCTAATTACACGTTGGGCGTACAAAATCCTATTACTAATATTGGTTTGTCACCGGGGCAAATTAATAGAGAACACAATATTGTTGACATTTGGAATGGGTACATTAGTTTTGAATTTACAAAATTCCAGACTAACGGCGAACCTTATCAACCTAAAATTGGCCAAACAGTAAGAGATAAAAGTACTGGAGCAACAGCAGAAGTTGCATTCATAGAACGTAATGGCACAAATGTAAAAATATTTGTAAAAAATACAACAGGCACTTGGAGCAAAGGATTTGATTATGGTGACTTAGCAGCTATAGAATTTTTAGCAATACCTAGCGACCCTAGCTCGATTTATCAAATAGATAGAGAAATAGGAAATGTAAATGCTGTAAGTTTAGGAAATTCAGCTCAAGGAATAGGCGACTTATTAGTTTTTGAAAATACAGTAAGCATAGAACTTGACAATAGTTTAGAGATACAGTATACAGGTCAAAACGAATTAATAGATGCAGAATATTGGTTGTATACAAATAGACAAATTTTAGGTGCACCTATTACAAATGAATCACCTAGTATTATTAACAGCAATTGGAAAGAGATTTTCAACATTCCAGCTGATATAAACGGAGAAGCAAGTAATTTTACAAATGAAGGAATGTATTCTATATATAAGAGTTTAGGGCAGGGT